TCCGACCGTCCCCAACCTAAATCACTGATTGGTGAGGTGTATGATGACACTTCAAGGATGAATGAGCCTCCCATAACAGGGACTCCATGCGTATGTCCGAAGCGCATAACTTGCTTCGCGCTTGATAAGTTCAAAACTGTCATATCAAAGTCATCTAATGTTCGGTCGGTTGTTTTGACTCCTCCCTCTAATATGAAACGCTGTCCTACTGCGCGGTCGGTATGGAGGCTTACTGCTTCTGTTCCAATGATTGCGTAGTTCTTGTCAACCTCGTCAATGGTGTGTGCGTCAATCCCTATCATTGGGGATGCGCGCGATATTGGTTCTTGTATAGATTGGTTAGCAGGTAAGAATGCTGATTCAATAGACGCGGTGTTAGAGCCAACCATAGCGGCAGGCTTGAGTAATCCATCATCAGCGGCAATGTCCAACCTGCTACTGATACCATGAGGGACTTCATAATTCTGTAAGGTGAGATTGGATGCGCGGATATATCCACTTGTGAATGGAGGTTCGGATGTGTGGTGAGATAGCATCATACCGGATAGTTGGATTCTTGTATCAACCGATTGCAGGATGTCCTCATTGAATACTGTCGGCCAACGAACACCTCGCCCGTCTCCTCTATCACCCACACGCTTTGCTGTTGCAGGGTTGAAGAAGTCAATTACTGCTAACGCCGCACCTGTTGTCCCTCGTTGCACCACCATCGCTTCTGCGCTCACTGTTCTGTCAGTTGCGCGGTAAGCATCTTCGGGGTCCCATGATGGGCGAATACCAAACCCGCGAACAGGGAATCTGCGCACTTCTTCTCCGGTGGTGTTACCCCACCAATCAACCATGTAGTGCGCTTGAGCGAGCGCGAGGCTCACCCTTTGGTCATCAACATCTGTCCCTTCAAGACCCGTAGGTGTGTCTCCGTGGAACAATCTAAATCCTGTTGTTGGATTGATTATGTTACGAACTGCACATCCGAATGATTTCGTCATACGACGACCGTGGCTGTAACGAACTTGCTGTCCTTTGAGGTCGCTACCAATCAAGGCTGATGCGTTAGTGTGTCGCTCAAGAATACCTGTGTAAGATTGAAGGAAAGTTGCATTTGTGTCACGCGCAGAACTGCCAGCACCAGCACCTTCGCTGAATGTGATTCCTGTCCCTGCTTCGTTTGAAACATAAGGTCCGTCAAGGTTGAAATGGTAAGATGCGTAAGGGTCACGAAGCCCTTGTCCGCCTTTAACAGCCCAACGAGGTCTGTTGTATGGTTGGCGAACTGATACTCGGTAGCCCGTCCCTACGCGTCGTTTTGTGTTGACACCTCCGATAGAGTCAGTCAAGCCTGTTGGGTCTGTCTCCTCTATCTTCACACCGTCGTCAGCAATACCGCTTGTTCCTGTGTCAAGTTGAATCTTACCATCGTTCGCTCCCCACCCGATAGAGGCTGTCCCGTATAGGGTCATAGAACTCATCTGCGCACCGAAGCGATGACCACCCGGCCAAAATGAACCAAAGTTGTATTCCCGCGCCGATGAATCAACTCCGGCTTGGTGAGGGTATTCGGTGTCTGTCCAATCATGAACTAACCCATCACCCGGTCCGTCTAAGCCGCGCATACGGAACTTGAACGGTCCGTCACTCATAGCGTATGTGAATTCGTGATAATGAACTGTCTCAAAATGTTCGGGTAGGTGATTGTAAGGTGCTTTGTCAACCGCCGCATCAGTAGCGTTCGTCCTTGAATCGGAGAACCAAGTCATCGGGCGACCGAGATTATAATGCCATAGACATAGATATGCGTCTGCCGGATTACCGGAATTGGTGTCGCGCGTTCCGGTTAACAACTGTGTGAGGTTACGAGTTGCTACACTTGTTTCGGAATTAGTATAGACCTCTCCTGCGAGAAGTGTAGCCGATGGTCCGGTAAGACGAATAGTTTGACCGGGTGCGAGTTTACCCCACGAGAAGGCGCTTGGTGTCCCACTCAAAGTAAACACTGTCGTGTTAGAACCGGCGGTTGGGTTGCTGATATATCCTCTATCAGTATATGAGAAGTAATGAACAACTCCATCGGTTCCCTCAATCGCTAATTGGTGTTGCTTGTAACTTAATCCAACAAGAGGGAACAGTGCATTGTTATCAACAAATATCTTGTATGCTCCTGCGCCTCCTGTTGAATCAATTCTCTTGATTATACATGTTGGGGTGAGAGAGGTAAGGTATTCTGTATAGACATCAAGGTAGTGAGAAGGATAGCCGGTCATCGTTAATTGACACCCAACGCCTCCAAGCGTTGAGCGACAGAAGAGGTAGTAATCATCGGGGTGGTAGTGTTCTGTCTGCATCCATTTGTTACCCGCGAAGACCGTAGTATGGTCGTATGCGACAGCCCACCACGGCACTGTTACTGTTCGCGCAGGAGTTGCTCGGCGGAACATGTTAGGGTGGTATGGTAGCGAGCGACGAGTAAACGCGCCGGATGATGATGCATTGATACCGAATGGGTTCTGCAAACCAAGAAGAGGTAGGCTTGTAAATTGCTCTCGTGATGAAGGGTCAACATCAAGCATCAACTCATTAAGGTATATCTCGCATCCGCGCACATCAGCCATTGTTGCTTCGGATAGGATGAGGTCGGAACTACCATTTGCCCACTGAACGGCTACAACAGTCGCAATCATTTGGTCTGTGAGTAAAGGCTTTGTTGCTGTCGCGGAGTTAGCAGGGTCAAGAGGTGCGGCGGCGGAGGAGAAAACCGTGTTCGCATTGTTACCCATCAACTGCTGACTGAACAAGTTTGGCTGAATCACAATTTGATATGCTCCTACTTCAAGCGGGTCGGGGAAGTTCCAAGATGTGTTGTAGTTAGTTCCCGACTCTAACTCAATGCGATGCCCGCCTGCGGCGTTACAAGTTGCGCTCTCATCAGCGATTCCATAACCATCAAATCGGATTTTGGTTTCGGTGAGTAATGTGAATCCATCCCCATGAATGTCACTCGGAGGAGAAGGTGCGGTTGCGCCGGAGAACCACACAAGCGTATCGCGATGTTGCTCAACATCAGCATACCCTGCGACTTGTTCCGCTGATAATGTTGCAGGGGCGCAAGCGTATGAATTTTGATTTATGACTTGGTAAGCAGGGTGTGCTAAGTGACCCGGCATTGTAGCCATAGTCGGCGTAACATAGTGATGCCCCATACGCGGCAAAGGCATTGGTGTGAGTTTGTTAGCGGCTCTTACTGCTGTGGCGGGGCTTGTGGTTGCACCGACACCGGCCCAATCGGTGAGAGGTTTGTCGGGGCTGTTACCACTCACTTCTGCGTGGTCGCGTAGTCGTCGCGCGGCGAAGTGTCGGGTCGTCCCCGCAGGAATGTAATGAGATGGTTTGATTACATCCCCAACTTTACCTGCGAAATCGGGCGTGAACACAACTTCTGTGAACTTATTCAATGAAGGGTCGGGGATTGTTGTGAATGAAGCAACGCTTCCGTTAACTACCACGAAGCAACGCCCATCCGGTGTAGCGTTCTGTTGCCATATTGATGCTGTGATTGTTCCCGATACTGTAATGTAATCAGTTCCTATTTCTGTAACGGTTAATGCATTATGAGTCATGACTCCTGCAACGATACCAAGTGGTTCTCGTTCAGTGTATGTGTGTCCCATCTTTGTGATATGGAAATACAATGCGCGGTCGTGAGGCTCGTATGCGGTCTTGAGTATATTGTCCTCGTTAAGAGAACTAACACTGTCGGGGAAAGAATTCGGGTTGCCATCAATATGCTCGTAGCCGAGTTGCTCCCAATAAGGGGCTGTGGTTGGAGTTTTGCCATCAGCGGCGAATGCCTCAGTAACAGCAGGGATTGGTTGGTTTGTGTGTTGTAGCCCTCCATCACCCATAGTTTCATTTTGGTATGCTTGTAGCCTATCAAACCCGCTACGGATAAGAATGTTAGATGGTATTTCATCATGGTTGGGTAGTTGAATCCTCATGTTTGGTTCAACACCGGCTCTTGCGAGAGCAGGGGCAAGACCTTCTGTTGCGCGGTCTTGGATGAGTTTGTAGTCACGGATAACAATACCGAGTGGAGAACCTCCGGCGAGCGTATGTATTTGACCTGTATCGTCTTCAACATTTATCTTCTCAAACTGCATCTCCTCGTTAGGAATAGTGAGAGCGTTTCGTATCTCGTAAGGGAACTGCTCAGCCAATGACGGGTGAGCCAATTCTTGCGCTTGTATGATTGGGAACATTGAATTGTTGGTTGTCTCAAAAGAGAAACGAGTGTTACCATAAATGGTTTCTCCTAACTTGTAATGCGTATCTCCTACCTTATGGTATTGCCACGGTATAGAACCAAGCCCTCGCGCATTAGGAGCAGGTAGTGTAAGGTTGCCTCCACTCATTCGTTTCCATACGACATGCTCAACAAAGAAATTACGAGCCGCGCTACGAGTTTTACCGTAGGTGAGAACATCTGTGAGATGGTCATTATATGAATCGTAGCCTTTAGAATTACTGATTGCTGTTTCGCTATCAAATAATGTCTCGCTTGCGTCGCCGGTTGAATAATTCTTAACTCCGGGGTTCAAATCGCTATTGTAAAACAAATCTCCTGTTGGGAACAGGCAGGTGTCCATTTGGAATAGAGTTGTTTGGGTGGAGTCTGTTGTTTGGGCTAACGCGCTTTCTGTTGGTTGCCCTCTCCCGCTATCATATTGCGCTTCAACATGAGGACCGGCGTTTGATTCAGCACTAAATCTGTCACTGTTGAATCGCTCATTATGATACGCGATGGATGTTCCGCCCATTGTTGCGCTACCTGTGTCTGTATCTCGCCATTTGAGTTGGAGCATATCACCACATGTGCTTTGACCGTTACGCGCGGCTTTGGCGATAATGGGTAAGTCGCCTTCGTATGATATTGCCACATAATGTCGTTGGTGTAACCCCGATACAGCAGGATGAGATGACACCGATGGCACTACTGATACTGTGCCGTTTTCGGAGGGGTTTGCTACTATGCTCATTGAGATACTGTTAACTGTGTGGCAAGTTTGTGACGGGCCGTAAGGATTGAAACCGGATGCGGGGTTCCAAGCACCAAGACCTGCGGCTACTTTCGTTCCTATGTTGAGGCTATTGAAATATGAATAACGCTCTCCATGCCATCCCACAGCACCGACAGCGCGCGTCCTGTCAATAGCATCATGCACCCCCGAAAAGTGGACTTGAGTTGCCGCAAAGTGGTCATATGCACTATTGGTTGGAGTTGATGTGCTTGTTACTCCGGTGTCACGAGTTGAAATTGCGGCCTCTTGGAAGCCGTTATCCCATCTTAGATTACCTGTTTTAGACCACACATAAATACGATGGCCGGATGGAGTTAGCGAGGCCACAGCCCCATTAGCAAGGCCACCTACGGCTGTGCTTTTAGCAGGGTCTTCTAATTTATTCAAACCACTTCTATGGTTAGCGCCAAGAATAAATACACCCTTATTGGTGGAGGCTTGTTTCGCTATGTGAGAATAGTAACCATAAAACACATCACCATTTGAGTTGCCAACTTTGTTACTCACCCTAATCCAACCGTTTTCCGGTATGGTGTCGGGTAGTATGTTATCCGCTATGACAAGACCGTCTGTTGAATCGTAAGACGCAAACGCTGAGCAGTCAACCCAACCATATCGGTCTTGCCGCTGTCCATCTTGAAACGATGGTAGGAATGAACCACCAATGGCTTTGAGGTTTGCAGGACCCGGCCAAGTATTGATAGCGGCGGCGATAACAGCACCCAACTCTTCGCTGTTTTGACAGCGCGTAGCATCAATAAGGAATGCGTCATCGGGAGTGCCGCTTGCGTGTTCTGTATCATACGCCTTTGCGACAATTGCACCTACACGGAACATCGTAGCGTTTAGACCTGTGATTACTACTTGACCGTTAATGGTTGCAGATTGAGAAGATTGAATCGTTGCGCCTGTGATTGGATGAGGAGGGTTCTTTCTCACCGTATCATCAAACCAAGAGCCGCCGGGAGCATATCCACCATCAAGATGGAATATCATTTTGTTGTTCTTGGAGGGGTCGGTAGTGATACCGGAAGCCGCATAACGAATTACTGCTTGGTAGTGAGAGTATGGATGCGCGTAAATGTTAGCGGCTGTATCGTTTGTTGATACCGAACCAAAGTGATGTGTTACATTAAGAGAATGGGTTGCGAGGGTTTGATTGAAATTGGTGTTAGGAGAACCAAGAGGAGTCTCCCAATGTGTAAAGGATTTGTAAGGGAATAGGTTCTTTGCTACATACGCGGTTGTGCGCGGCAAGAAAGAATTGTCGCCGCTATCAAGGGTGGTGTTACCTAACTCGTTAGGCAACCCGTAAGCATTTTGTGTGTGCATCTCAAACTCATTTGATGCTCCATTCTCAGTCATATAATGTTGCGCGGCAACAGTCCATTTAGCAGAAGGTTCGGTTGAGGTAGTCATGAGTTGAGATTCACCCTTCCAATGCTTAGGTGCGGCTTGACCCGGACCAAAGATGATGTATGCGACGCTGTTGTTACCATCTGTATAACGCGCGTATGGGTGAGCAAAACGAAGAATCACAGGAGTTGGTTTGACAACTTTCACATTGGTGTATGTTCGTGTTGCTACGGTGTGTGCCGCACCGTTCATGTCTTCGGACAAGATTGCATCTTGATTCGCGAATGGAGGGATTGTGGAACCATGCATTTGGTTCAGTAAAGGAGTGCCGGGGAACATAGCAAGTAATGCTGTTGCGTCAAGTAAAGCGTAGGCTCCCATATTCTCTCCGATATTCTGCATACCTGCGCTACCTGTCGGGCCGCTTGCGTAAGGGTGTTCGTTATGTTCGGTGTAATCAGTTTTGCTACCGTCGTTCACATCAAGAGACACACCGCTAAACCCTCCACCGAAATACAGTGGTATGCTGTGGTCTGCGCTATCATGCGCGCCGCGGAAATAGGTAAGAGGTTGGCCTCTTCTGCTACCATCTAAGCGAATACCTGCGAATTTCTTATCAACACCTTTGTATCTTTGCCCGTATATTCGTAGTGTTGCGGCATCTATTCCTACGATTGAATTTATTTGATTGGAGAGTGCGCCATAAGGGTGTGTTTTCTCAAAACTTCTTTGCCAAACCCTACCATCAATACCTTTGGTGGTGTCTGCGCCCAAGAAGCGTATTTTATCACCAACGGGATATACAAGCATAGAATCTGCTTCGGTAACATATAATTTAGTCGGAGCGACCCAATTAAATTCTCGCTGGAATCCACTTGCGACATTATATAATGAATCGCCCAAATCAAGGTGATTCGTTTGAAATGCTTTCTCTCGCCCATACGGACCAAGCAAAAAGTCTCCATTAGCGCTCCAACGGTAAGATTTGTCTTCGTGGCGAGTTATTCCTGCAATCGCCACAACGGTAAAATCCGAAGAAGAGGCTTGGGAGATTTGCACTTTGCCGCCACTACCCGCCGCCGCGGGGTCAACAACATCAAAGTTATCTCCTATACTATATCCGTAAGTTCCGACATCAACAAGCGGTGTGATAATCTTAGTTAGCACCCCTCCATCCACTTCAAACTGAGCCTGTCCTTTTGTCACCCCTCCGACTTGTAAGTTGTAAGTTGTGTCTGCTGAGTAACCGCTACCAAGACCGGCGCTAACAGTCTCAAGTATAATATGAACATTATCCGAAGCCCCTATACCTTGTGCGAAAAGTAGGTCGCCGTTGGCATATCCTGTTCCTGCGTTTGTTATCGTGATTGAATCTGCGTCGGGTCGCCCGCCTGTTACTCCACTAAAGGTGCATTGCGCACCACTACCCAACCCGCCTATAAGGCTGTAAGTTGTGCTTGTAGCATAACCCGTCGCGGTGATGGGGTTATAGAATGCGTAAGTATCAATAGTTCCAACCCCTATCACATATCTATAATCAAAAACCCCGTAGGTGTCTCCGACAGCATACCCCGACCCCGCACTACCCATGCTATCAATTAAACGAGGGCCTCTCCAATCAAATAATACACTGTGTCGCGCACCGCTACCGCTACCTGTCAATGTGTGAGTCTTGTATTCTTTACCGGACTCCCATAAGTCGCCCGAACCACTATTAGCCTCAGCGTATAGAATCGGCTGAGTGATTTCCTCGCTAAGTTTGACAGGCATATTATGTAGTAATGGTGTGATATGGTCGCCCGGATGGGATGTGAAATACTCTCCGCGTAAGTGCTTTTTCCATTCGCTTGTGTTGATTGGGTTGTTGTTATAATCAATAACGACAGGGGTTGCGGTATTGGCATTATATCCACGAGCGCGAGTAGTAACATGCAACAATGTTTTCGGTATATAACCCGCGTCAAACATCATGCCGGAATTGATTTCGTCATTTGATAACCCACCCATGTGGACATTCGCTCCCGCGTCCGGCACTGTGCTTGTTGATGCGGTAGTCATTACCGAAGATGTTAGTATTCCCCAATCTTCGCTTAGTTCTATGCTGAACATATCCTTTAGGGGTAACACTTTTTTCTTGGGGTTGAAGGCTTTGATTTTAATAGCGGTCTGTGCTTTCTCCCCCATCCAATCAGCGTATGTTCGTCCGTCGGGGGCGAACATCTCACTACAATCAAAAGTCATCACCTCACCGCTGTCAGCCTCAAAATCAAACGCCGCGGCAGTAGCCGCCGCCATAAGTTCATCAGTTAAGATTGTAGTTTGGTTAAGGTAAGGGCTTATGGTGACAGGGTTCTTAGTGTCGGACGAGGTTTGAGGGCCGTTTTTAGCAACTGCGAAGTAATTAGCCATAGCAGACGCGTTTAGACCCGTCAAGCCGAAAAAGGCGTGTTCTCCATCCTTGTCATCATGGGTGCGAGAAGCGTAGTGTAACACAAGCCCTGTCACTCCCGCGTGTGTTGATGAAGTTGTGTTGTTGCCGTCATCAATAGAAATCCAAACCAAACCACTATCGGGGAATCCTAACCACCCTAATACATCTTTTCCTTCCGCAGATAGAGAGGAGGCAGGGTCGGGTAATCTATGCCAAATCCCTGTGTCGTCGTTTCCGATGTTGCTACCTTTTGCTAAAATAAGAGATGCAGGATGCGCGTAGTTTACAGTTGATGTAGTAGCCACGACTGTAATTGTAGCGTCGTTAGTTCCTCCGTTAATGACCAACACATCACCAACCGCATATCCTGTCCCTGCTGTTATCAATGAGGATATACCTGTTACTTGTCCCGACCCGTTCACGGTAACTTGAATTTGGCCGCTTTGGCCTATACCTCCACCAATTCGTGATTGCATTATCACATCGTATGTGGTGCTTCCCGCGTAGCCGCTTGTTCCCGCGGTAGTGATGGTGTGTGAAGTCCCGCTAAGATTTCCGCTTGTAAGATAAGTCTTTGGTGATACTGTTACTGCATAGCCATTATTGGGAACATGAATTCCTCTAAATGTATTACCACGATGTGATTCAAGCCCTACGGAAGCAGGTTGGAATCTCTCAACAGGAGTGCCGTTAGCGCCAATCCCCCACATTCTATCACCTAATGTAAAACCCCCTTGTGAAACATCTCGGTCATCAAAATGAATGATTATTTCCTCGTCAATAGTAGGAGGCATTGGAGAGTTTTTATGAGTGTATGAGACTCCTTCTTGACGATACACATAGCGGATGATATGATTCTTGCCGAGATGGTCCGTTAATTTCATACCGTAAAGATTTGTTCCAATCCCAACATTGTTGGTGTCAACATCCGTGGCCGGAACATACACACCATAAGACGAATAGGAAAGGTGGGTCGTTGGGATATTTTGACCGTAAATGTTAAGGAAACGATTGTTTGAATCACCTTCTTCTCCGAATCCCCACTTACCCGCGTCGGGTGCAAAGCCGGGAATACCGCTTGCTACAAGACCACCAAAGTTTATCCGCGCGGAAGCAGTTGTTCCTTTTTGTAGCCCTTCGCGCACTGTGTATTGTTGCCCTTCGTCTTCAAAGGATTCCATATTGATAGTGTTTGAATTGCGTCCTGTTGTTGCTTCGCTATTGATTGTTGATTGGTCGTTATTACCAAGTGTTGCAGTATCGTTAGTGTTAAGGTCTTTATCAGTGCCGAGATTTTGAGAGTTGATAACATCGCCTTCAACTTCATCAATCGGTAAATACTGACGGAGAGTAGTAATTGGTGCGAACGGCTTACCGTTTTTATCAATAGGCATTGGCGCAGGGTGCATATTTTCACCTGTTAGTTCGGGTTGGTTACAGAAGAAATTGCGGAAATGCCCACCATGCCCGATTAAGAACTGAGGTTTGTATTCGGTTTGTCCTTTGCTGTTGTCTAACCAAGCACAGAAGTTTCGGCCCGCCGCACCCGGAACAGTGCTATGCACTACAACGGTGAATCCTTCGTTACCGTCTATGTCTTCAACTACACGGCCAATATGCGCGCGCATGTAACCCATATGTGAACCTCTATCGTAAGATGTGAAAGCGGTATCATCCCAAAACGGTGCGGGGTCGTGAGTGCTACCTGTGGTTGCAAAATCAGCATGGTGGTGAGCCGATGTAGGGTCGCTTGGTTCGTTAGTGTCATCACCGCTTGCTGATATAGCGCGCCTGTTAATATCAAAGCGTTCGCCCTCGGCAGGGTATTGGTCGGACGGTCGTCGCTGACTACTCTTCCCGTTCTTAGCACCTGCTTGATTGATAAGTCTAACAACTTCTTTAGCCGCGGCCTGTATGTCGGTCACACCGTCTTTGATACCTACTTCACCAAAATCAATAGTGAGTCTGCGTGTGAAATCCATAGCATACCATTGTGGTAAATGCTGTATGTTAGTCTCGTTATGCGAGGATAGGGACAGGTTACTACCTCGCTTACCTTTCATACACAAGAAAGCAGGTATCACTCGTGTCCCATCCGGTGTGTCAAAGAAGCGAGAGTTGAATTTGTAACTTGCTGTGCCTGTCAACGCTGAGGGTGTCTTGAGCATATTTTGAGTGTGTCTCGCTTGCGCGGCAGTATCATCTATAACGCTCGGTTCAACCCTGTCATGTTCTGCTGATGACACAGAAGCCGTCTTGACGAAGTGACGAGTCTGTCGGCTACCTCTATTGAAGTTGCCCGATGGTGCGGTATTATACCCTTCATCCATCAAATACCAAGATGCATGAGCGTATGCACCTTCAACGAATTGCGAATGCCCTTGCTCGTCTTCAAAGGTGTAATCTGCGCCACCTATGGTGACGACCTTCCCTCCTGTGCGATTAGGGTTTTTGTCCTTTCTTTGAGTAGCGAAACCTGCCGCTACATCAAGTTCGTTGATTTGAGGTGTTGTAGCGCTTGATTGAACTTGCATCTGTAAATCATGGAATGCGATAAACTCACGGTCATGTGCGACATCGTAAAGGAGAACGCGCGCGTGTTGTTCTGTGCTGAGATAAGGGTCAAGGTAAGCAACAATTGGTGCGTTAGTGGAGTGACCTAACTCGCTCCAATTCAACTCAATGGTTTTATTGACATGTTGAACAAAGTTGCGCGCCGTCTCTAAACAAGTGTCACCAATTAAGAAGTTCTCTATCGGTAGCGAATCGCGCGCTTGTGTTGCTAAATCCCCTTTACCACCATTGAAACTTGTCCATACCTCATATTCATTGAGAACGCCTCGCGATTTAGCGAATAACCCCTCAATCGCATGTGGGTTGGTGTAGTGCATATTCATCCAAATGGTGTCACCGTAGCGCAATCCACCTGCGCAATAAGGGTGGTTCCATGTTTGGTTAAGGCATCCATCTTGAACAGTCTTTGGGTAAACGGTAGTGGTTGATGATACTATACCTGTAATGGTAAGAACATCTCCGACCACAGGAGCGATTGTATTGTAGTAAACGGTGACTTGGTTCTCATCCGCAGATGAGTCATAGATAAATGTCCCAACATCACCATTTGTCTCATTAATACAAGAGAATCTATCATAATTGGTAGGTAATATCCCTCTTGGTAATACACCATTTATATTCTCAAAGCGAACAACTTGAGGATTCGTTGCGCTTGTAAGTTCTAACACTTTAATGCGTGTTACGCCGGTTTGGATGCGCGCAAGGTGAGGATTTGATAACGGGCCTGCTTTAAACTCAACAGCACTTACATATTGTCGTAATCCGTAATCCACATTACCTCCTTGAGTTTGAGAGTTTGCTCGGTCATAATAGAATGGTTTACGATATTCGTTAGCCGAAGTGAAAGTATCTTGGGAATCATCAGTGAGAAGAGGTTTGAAAACTTTGAATGGTAGTTGACCGACTGTTAAAACCGAGCCGCTTGTTAAATCTTGAAAGAAGTTTTCACTATGGTGAGAGGCAAAGGTGAGTAATTCAATGCGGTTTAGGGTAGTATCAGTTCTGCCGGGACTGTCGTCTATAACATAGTAACACCATTCGCCATTGTCAAGATATACTTTTCTAAGCCAATTTTGAGCATCCAATCCCGCAATATCTCCGGTAGCAGTCAAACTGCTTTTTGGTATTCGTTCAATATGACCTGCTTTGAATTGGACATAATACCCAATGATACTACTTACAGTAATTTTATGAATTGAAGTTACTTCAACGCGGGTAGGTTCATCATTGTAAGTGCGCTTGTAGTAAGGACCGAATGCTTCGTGGTCTATGGCGGGTTTGTTTGTTGCGCGCCTACCAACAGGGGAAGGACTCCAAGTGTGGGCTGTCATTGTAGCGTCAAGATGAACCTTCATGCTGTTGCCCGGACCGGGGAATACACCGTTCTCGCGGTCTTTAAAGAATTGATTAGGGAATAGAGGTATCTCAACAAGAGAACGAGTTGATGCATATTGTGTTCCTAACTGATAATCATGAGAGATGGTTCCTAACGATTGGAATAAACGGTCATTGACAGTTGTGCCATCCGCGCAAACGCTTTGAGTATTAAATTCGGGGTCAAGTAATATCTCAGTGCCTACATCAATTTTGTTAACCACGGCCCAATTATGCATATTGCCCGCGGTAGTGCCGTTGGAGTTAACGAACACACCCTCGTGTCCATACTTCAAAGCGTAAGCGTTTGCGGCTAAATCAAACACAAACGCGTTTGCGGTTCTTGATTCGTAATGAGCGTAGGCTCCGTTAGGGAAATGTATTTTACCTGTTGGCGGGAAGCAATAAGTCCCCCAAGACGCAAGATTAGCAGACTCGTTATTTAGAGGAACGACTTCAATACTTGCTGTTAATACATGAGGCCACCCTGCCGACCCCACGGTGTTCGGTATTCTATACACCTTAACCGAGCAACCTCTTCTTGTATTCCATCCGATACGCGCGAGAGGGCTTGGGTCCCACGATGGTTTTGTGTTGATTGCTCCTTGTCCTGCACCTCCGAGAGTGACAGAAACGACAGGCGCACCCGGCATAATTTCCTTTACGCCGTGAGAATCGGGAGAGCCGTCTCCTGTGTATGATGCGCTTTGGTCTGCGACATCCGACATCAGCCCGCGAACCCTCATAACTACATCGCGAGTGCCTTGTTTCTCAACGATTTGAAAAGAGTTTACTCTCCCCTGCCCTTGAATAAACTCAATACTCGCGTATGTGTGGTCTAACGGGTCATTAGTAGTCCCAACTGTGCGTGATAATTGCATTGAGCGCGAGTGTTGAGAAGGCTGAACGATAATATGATGCTCGTTATTGAGTTTGTAATTGTCAATAATGTCAAAGACTTCGTATGCCGCGCCTTGCTGAGAGGCAAACTGTTCATTCTCTTGGTAGTGCGCAGGTGATAAATCAATAGGAGGGTCGCTTTGCGACCTCTCGTTGGGGTGCAACAGTAACCGATGGTAAACTGATGGGTGAGACGACTCTTCGTTAGATGAGGATATACCTATCGGGCCTGTTTGTGGTAAGTCGGTTACTGATACAGGCGTATAATTAGCAGGTAGTCTTGACTCGTCTAACTCAATCTCTTTCTCGCTACCACCTGTGTTATCACCTACCAATCTATGAGGGTTCATTACAGTATGAGCCTCTCCAACCGCGCTATTGCTAAGGGTGACTATTCCACCGGCTGAGTGTATAAGTGCGCCTATTGCATCTGTTATATGCTGAGCAACTGTGTCACCATCAATTGTGACATTAGCGCTCGGCACTGTTTTCTCAACTATCAAACAAGGCTTATCAACACCCATTTTAGCACCTGTTAAGTCAATCGCGTTGTAATGAATTTCAACATAAGGTAAAGATGCTACCCCGTCCACTTCCATAATAGCAACGCGAGAAGTGTCTTCGGGGATTAAGTGCAATTTATGTGCGGCGCTATCAGTTGTCACATCCTCAATACCGTGACCTTTGAGAAGGAACGGGCGTATATCATCAACCCCAATAGCAATGACCCCATCGTTGTAAGCCCCTACAATACCCCCCATACCGTTACGGGTAACATGTGTAGTGGTTGCGCTTGTTGTCACCTTACGGATAGCACCGTTGAATGCTGTGTAAGCCATAGATACACGCGAGTTAATTGGTAATTGGTCCTTGATGCCGATATGCGCGGCAGGGAATGTTGCTCTCATAGTGTCTGCGATACCATCAATGGTGCGCGTAATCACTTCTTTTGAGGAAGGTGGTAACATTCTCAAGAATGAATGACCTTCAAGGTGGTTGTATTTGTGTCGCCCGCTATGACCGCGTTGGAATTTATCATCAATTGTCCAATTCGCAGTAGCAACTGTGAAAGGATTCCCACTTGTATTGACAGAACACTGTCTTGAATATATGAATCCGTGAAAGTCATTCCCGCTTTCGTCTATAACCATAGCCCCGTTCCTATCAATTGCTTGAGTTGCGGCCCCTTGCATTTGATACGGTTTACCGCTTTGGCTATCAATTAGTAAATCCGAACGGATGACAACGACTGTGCTGTCCGAGGCTAAATTGGTTGTTGAATCATAGGCTGTGCGCGCATGTAATATACCTCTTGAGCCTGTGTCTGCTGTTGTGTTAAAATCAAGATGTATGCTTTGAACTGTGACTGTTCCCGATGACTGTATGCTTACCAATCTAACTCTTTCGGGAGGTTTACTGTTAGGTAGCGTAGTATTAATGTCTGTTCCGGTTGGATTGATTAAGAGATTGATTTGACAGTGCGCAACGCTAATCACTTGCGCGCCACCGCTATGGGCTGAGTTAGCGATACGATAACTACCAAGACTTTCGGGGGTGTAAGTTCCGCTAAAGGTGTCACTCTTACCGCTAATTGACTGATAGAGTGTTTGAACCTGTGTGGTGTCAAGGGTGAGTGTAGTATCGCCTGCTGATGCGCTTGACTTGATATGGTATGTGTTCGCATCGGTTTCAACAGGCTCTTCAAATCTCCAAAGACCTAATGTTGTTCCTGTTTTCATAAAGGCGAGAGGGCGTAAATCGCTTCCTTTAGCACCTCTTTGCCAATGAACTGATTCTATGAATCCTCGGTATTCGCCACCTTTACCACCAAGATACAAGTCTTTATCGTTAACTTTCGTAGTGTAAGACCCATTAAGTTTCTCGGTAGCCATAACTTCTCCGTTCACATAAAGTTTGACTTGTCCTCCGGTGAAGATACCGCAGATGTGGTAAAGTTCTCGTTGGGAAGTGCTGACTCCATTGTTGTTAGTAATGAACGAAGCGGCGCTGGTAGGGTAGTTGTTCTTAGAATAAGCCGCGACAGTCACGCCACTGTCTAAAGTAACTTCAAAAGAAGCAGGTGCGGGTGCGCCAACGCTACCCATTCTTAGAGCAAAAGTTCCTTCTTTAGATGCGATAATTCCTCCGCAGTCGGGAGATACCCATGCTTCAATCGTGAAGGAGGTAAGAGATTGATTTTTTGAAAAGGCATGTCTTAGCGAATCCCCATCTTGGACAACATGCGCTGAGGTTCGCGCGTCATCCCCATTCAATTTGATTTTATGTCCGGTTTGGCTGAACCCACCTTGAGGACAAACGATACTGTCGTTGACCCCATTGAAATACAAACTATGACTTGACTTCCCGAATAGTGACATTATAACCCCACCATGAAATCAAGAGGTTGGAATGTAATAGTCCCCTCATAAATGTTATTTCCGGCATCGTAACCCATGTTCATACCTACAACAGTGCCGCGTATGCCTGTGAACTTATCTCTCACATCAAAGACAACACCGGAGGGTAACACATTACCTGTGGAGGATTGAGATTCTGCGCTGTTGAAACCTGTAATCACGAGTAAATTGCGCGTGACATAGCCATCGTTGACAGCATCAACGGCTGTCTTCTGCACTAATGAATTGTAGGGTAGTTGCAATCCGACAATATAATCGGTTCCTAAGTCTCCACTTAGAGTGCTTAGTTCACCCGATAGGTCAAACCCACCGGCTTCGCCACCGGCTTCGCTACCGAACGCGTCAAACAGACTACCAACTGCCCCCATCAAAGAAGCGTTGCTCACATAAGCGATAAGGTCTTGCAACTTATCACCTGCGCTTTTACAATTATGCGCGCTACCACCCTTGAAGGCTGTATGGAATGGTTTTGGTAAATCTTCGTTATCAGTATCAGTCCAAAAAGTTGGAGTAGCGTTGTTACCATTCCCGCCTAATTCAACTTGTGTGATGGTGAGTTTTGAATTGCCTGTCGCGCTTAGTTTACCTGCACTGACTGATGTGGTGAATATACTTGCAAAAGTTGTCGCGCCGGATGTGGCGACTTGGGTAGTGCTGTAATCGCTTGCGTCAAGCGCGGTCTTGATTGCGCCTGCTAACGATGCCGCATTTGTAACGCCTTGAATGCCGACTATTGTTGTTGGGTTAGCACCTCCGGCGTTTGAGGAGTGACTTGCTGAGCCTGTGTTAAGCAGGACGCGTATAGGCATTCTAAGGCGACTTGTGGATTGATACAATGAAGATATGTTAAATGATTTGCCGTCTAAATCGGCAAGGTCCACTGTGTCACCAAACCATTGTTGTGTCACGCCCCCTGTTGTGTCAGCCCCCGCACCAAAATCAATTGAGCAAGATGCGGCTCGGCTTTGATATTCTGTTGCCGCGCAATCATCATCAACCAATATAACATCTATTTGGATGTCGGTAGCGACAGTGTTTGTATCAATACCCATTCTCTCAGCGAGAACAGGGACAGGAATGACAGGAACGGAACGAGTTACATTTAGAGAGAACGATGTTGCGTCAAGAGTGAGCAACCCACCGTCTTTTCTAACAAGGCGTATTTTTGGCATTACAATGCACCTCTCCTTGTTCCCATAGAGCGACCGGAACGGAACATCTCGTCACGGATAGCGTCACCGATTTCACGAGCAAGCGCGCGCTTATCGCTTCTGTCTGTTACACCGCCAACATTGATGTTGATAGTGACAGGTCCCGTGTTGTTTGTCTTGTTCTCATTTCCACCTAAACCAATACCTTTGGGATTGTTTCGTTGGCTTAGAGGAATAACCGCCTCCGGCCCATCTTCGCCAATCAAAGCGAAGGTTGGTTTATTCACAATACCACCCTTTGCGAGTTTCGCAATTTGTGGTAGTTGAAACCCTTGACCTCCAATATGCGGAACCCAATCGGGTATAGAAAAACTCATCTTGCCCGCAAAGGAATTATAAATACCTGCGATACCATTGAATACACTTTTCGCCGCATCAATAGCAGTTCTTGTCACCAAAGGCCCTATACCTGTCAACCATGATAAAAAGCCTCTCCATCCTTTCTTTCCGCTTGCTTTCCAAGATGCTTGTAGGTCAGTCCAAAGTTTTTTCGCGAATACGAACGGGAGTAATATAAGACCAACAACGGTTGATACGAATAAAAGCCCTACCCCTATGATTGAAACAACGAAAGAAGCCACAAATGCTACTATACCGCCAATAATTGCGGCAACCCATCCAAGAACCCACCCACCAAAGGCGAGTATTCCTTCAACGAACAATGTTCCGTAATGCACTATCTCGTCCCAATAGCGATAGACGAGCGCGGCAACGAAGAGCATTATGGCTATGACAGCAACGAACGGTGCGAGGATAGGGAATAGTATAGCAAGTCCTATCGCGACAGCCGTAGCGCCAACAGCCGCCAATAGCCATCCTAACCATCCACCAATCTTACCCGTAGCGAACAGGTATAATATAGTCAAACCGCCCATGATGAGAGCAATACCAATCAATATCGGTGCGAACGCCATCATCCAAGCGGCGGCAGACGCTATGGCGGCGGAGGAGGACATAGTGCCTAACCAAATGAATGCGGCGGCAAGAAGAAGTGCCACCGTAGTAGCCGCCGCCATAGCCACATAGACATTATCAAATTCTTTCAGCACCAACTGATACGCGCCATAAACAAGGATTGCTGAAAACGCAAGTGCGGCAATCGGGCCACCTAACAACATGAAGGCTACGAAGCCCACCGTCGCGGCGGCGGCAATTATAGTTAAAGCACCATATAAACCACCTTCGCCCTCACCTGTGAGAGCCAAAACAAGCCCTTTAGCGGCCTCATCAATACCCCACATTCCTTCGGTCAAATCAAGTATAGGACTGTCGGCTCCTTGAAATGCTAACATAACTATACCGAAAGCGAACGCTACCATCGCAAATATCGCCACCAACGAGAACACACTCATGAGCATCTTCAAGAACATATTATTGGTTTTCCCACCAATCTTATTCATCATTTTTGCTATACCTGTATGAAAAATCATAGTAGCGGTGAGTTTAGTTAAACCTTTCATCTCCTTTTCCATCTCATCTAATTTCTCTTCACCTACGCTACGGGCTTTGACTGTGTATTCACCGAGTTGCTTGAAGGATTTGAAATAACCTCTCATCGCTCTCCCTGTTTTCACATAGGGGTTTTTATCATACGCCTTCTTGAGTTTATACATCCCTTTCTCTAAATGCCCGCCGGTTTTCTCATTGTGTTTTGTGACGAGTCCAAGTTCGGTCATGACGGTAATGAGTTGCTCAATATCAACTGTTGTTGCCTGTATCTCACCCGCCATATATCATCCCTCATTCACTAAATGGCATCGGTTGACCCGCGTCTGTTCCCGCTACGCGCATCTTACCTTTGGAGTCTTTGTTCATTTTCTCCATCTCTTCTGCTTTTATTCTGTCTGCCGCGGCGGCGAACGCCAGCGACTCAGTAAATTCTTTCTCGTTCATGCGCCATACTTGACCCATACTGATACGATAATGGTTAGCCACATAGTAGGCTGAGGAATTCATAAGCAATTCAATATCAACCTCTTCAAGATTTTCGTCGGGGGCTTTCATAAACGAATAGACTTCTTCTATTCGTTGTCCCCATCGCTCAAAGGGGTTGAAATTAAGTCCTGTGGTTGAGGTAGTAGTGCAGTCAATTGCGATGCTACAAATGGATTAAGTTGCATCAGTTGAGTAGGAGTAAGGCGAGGTTCGGTCTTCTCAATACACTCCGCGAATATATGTTTCCAATAAGCCGCAAGGTCAATATCAACTGAACCGTCACCGCCAATGCTTACGAATGTCTTGATAGCGTTCTGCATCTGCATGAACGATAATTCGCGCACCCACACTTTCAACCCAATGTCGGGGTTGTCGGGGTCTGCGCGTATCATATGTTCTATCGCTGATGTATTCACTAATAGGCTAACTGCATTATCAACCAACTGTGTCGGTTGTTTCGGGTTCGGATTCATTACTTACACTTCCTGTTTCGTCGCTTGATGCGGCCTCTTGCGGGGGAGCATCTTCGGTTACTTCCACAGCCTCTTGCGAGGGGGTGTCCGCTTCCAATAGACGGGCAACTAATTCCGCCTTTTTGCCTGTAACCGCTAAGTCTCTTGCACGACAAAGCGCGCGTAGTTCTTCAACGGTTAAGGAATTGTAATCTAATTCTTCTTTAGGAAATGGGTTGCCGTCAGTTAAGGCGGCTTCGGGGTGAAAAATGACTTCTTCAACCTCAATGACTTCTTCAACGACAGGTCTGCGCGTGTCCGAGCCGGGGTGCAAACTTCTCCTCATACGATTCACTCCTGTTCCTGCGACTCTTTCAACTTATCCATCCCTAAATCAAGAGGGTTTGGGTCGTCATCGGGATTGTATGGTTCTTGGCCGGGTAGTTTACCTGTGGCTGATACTAACTTATCGTTCTTACCTTGACTCATCAACTCTTCGGGTGATGCGTTAACCGCGTCGGGGAACGATGGGTTTTCTTGTTCGTTCTGCCTCATTTGATTATTCTCGGAAGGGTTGTCCGGTTCAGCATGTTCTTTGTTCCACTCGCGCGCTTCTTGGAGGCCACTCATAGCGTGTTCGTCGCTCATGGTAGGGAATGCTTCTTTCATCTGCGCTAATGCTTCTTCATCATCGGGGTATTCATCTGCTATGATTAACATAGTCTTATGTCCGCCTTTGAGGATAGTCCAAGATGCTTCAAGTGGATTCATAATATCACAACCCCAAGAAAGCGTCGTGAGAAATCACGCGCACATGCTTCGGTAAAATCTTAATCTCGCTCTTGATGACACCTTTGTCTTCGGGGATTGGTAGCGGTGCTTCACTGATGATGTAGTCATCAATGACGATGATGATTTCTTCGCGAGTTGCTCCTGCTCCTCCTTTAGTGAGGGTGAGGGTAATTGGTTCTGTGTAATTGTGAGAACGGTTGGTTCTGTATTCATGCCATAGGAGAGGGTCGCTCACAATAATGCTTAGACTGCATTCGTATTCAACATTCTTCTCCACTGTTAGAGAGGGGTTACGAGAACCGCCGAATGGGACTTGCTCAAGTGATTGCCCAAGACTGTTTCGTGATTCTGCTTGTGAAGAGCCACGAATAGTCAAGAAGTTCTCAATGTTGTTGTTGCCCGACAGGTTGAAGTTTGTAATCTGCGCGAGGTTGACCCCAAAGGCACTGATAGAACCGTTGTAAAAGAAGTATGGTTTTTCAGTATTTGGTGCAATACCCGCTGTCTTTCTGTTAATCTTACTGTTGGCGATATTCTCAAACATTCGGTGAGCCGTGTATCTGTCGCCTTTGTTACCGTTCTCAAGACGACCTGTATCGGTATAGCATAAGAGAGCATCAAAGTTGATAGACAGTTTGACTTCCGCATCCGCGTCTGCCGCAATGGAGAAATCCTTAACCTTGCATCCTCGCCAAATACGCGTAAGTTGCTTGCTGTCGGATGCTGAACCCGGCGCGGCTAATCCTTTGTCGGTAAGGTCGTTACCGTTGTAAGACCCTGTATTGCGTGTGCGAATACTTGATTCAAGAGTGAATGAAGGAACGGTTGCTCCTTGAAATATGAGTCGTGATTGACGGTTAGTGATTGTTCCGTAAGTTGCCGAGGCGGTATCAAAGTGAGGAGAACCTTTGGTGCTTCCGTCAGCGTCATACCCCACTACCTTTTGAGCCATGTCTGTAATAGCGTGGTCAAAAGTGAATGGTTCATCAACATAGATTCTCTTTTCAGTAAGAGTGTTGTCAATAGCAACAACGCGACGAATCTCGTTGCGTTGTGCTTCTTCCATATCTGTGCCTGTTCCGTCCCCACCCCATACTTTAGATGAGGCGGCTTCTGCTCGGTCGTTAGGGAACGCAACAGGGGTTGCGTCAACGATAAGTAAGTATTCTCCTACTGTTGGAGGAGAGGTCGCGGTTCCTGTGTATGCGTAATAACTGTCACCCGCGGCTATGTCCTTCTCCACACCATCGGTTGTGAAGGTTGCTTTGACTACTGCTGGCTCGTCAACGACTTGAGCGCCGAGAGCATAGTATAACCAACGCGCGCTGTTCATCATCATTTCCATAGACCCGCCTTCATTCTTTATGCTTTGAGGTTCTTGGATAACGACATCTCTTCCGACTCCGATAACATGGCTTCGTTTAATCTCCACTTTGGTTTCGGGTAATGAGATAGTGGCCGCAAGACCAACGAATTGGTCGGTCAGTATGGTTTCATCACTTGCATCCGCTAAGGAGTTGTAAGCCATTCCTGTGTCAACCGTAGGGGTTAAGATAGTGTCCAACATTAATTCGTCGCCACTCGTTGATACACCTGTTGACTTCATTGCCGGAGATACAGAAATAGTATGGCCGGAATTCGCAACGATGTTATACACATTTCCTGTGGTAGCGAAGTCGTCTGTTGAGTAACTCCCACCTCCGATGACGCGTATTAGTGAACCGACAAGCATACCGGCAGGGTATTTGAGTTGTCCTTTAGCATCAAAGTGAAAACTTTCTCCGGCTGGTGCGGGGACAGCGACAGTTAAAACTGTCATTACCAAACCAATTCCGGGTCCGGTTGATTCAGCGGCGGATAGTTGAGTGAGAACATCTCCAACAGCGATATTTGTTCCGGCGTTAGTGATTGCGGCGGTGGTGACTATGCCACTACCGTCAACAGCCGAGGCTGTGATTGTTACAGCGGTCCCACCGCGTTGTGTTGGCATGGTGATTACATTTGTTGCTACATGCCCCGACCCGCCATTTGTTATTGCTACTGTGATTGCGGTTCCGCAAAATGTGAGTGTTGATATATCGCCAACTGTGGTGATATACGGGTGAATACCTTTGTTACCACCATGCGGTATTGTAAATCCACATTCGTGACCGAATGTTACTTCTGCTAAATCTCCCTTATACACTGTTGATGCCATCTTATTTCCCTCATTATTATGCTATTAGTTCACTGAAAATTACTATTTCCACTTGGAAAGTCATGCGGTGCAACCGCTTCGTTCTGTCCGAAAGGTCAGTCCGTGTTTTATAGAGTAATCGGTCAAAGTTGGCCCCATCACCCTTTCTGTTCGTATGAACAACACGCCGAACCTCGTCTTCCATCTTTGATAGTTGCGCGCGACCTTCCATTGTGCGCGCATCCACTGTTACATTGATACGAGTGTGAACGAAATCATAGAAGATTTCCGGTTGTTCTTCATTATGTGCTGTTTCATAGAGAACCAACGCGTCCGAGCGAGAAAGGTCAAGCCTTTTTCCGCCCGGTGCGACGGTAGTAATATCTTGGATGGTTGGTTTCCTTTGAGAAGTGTTACTACGATTCCACCCGTCATCAAACAACTTCTTAATAAGTTCAATAGATTCAAGAGCCATCACATGTCCCTCCATAGAGGACCGTTGCTTGCATCTTTCTTTGCCATGCTAACGATTGATTCGTAATCCTTGTGCTTAGGGGTCATCACTGAACCGTTTTTGAGTAGTATCTTGTTGTTTGAGTCAATCTCGTAACCATAAGCGTCTGCTGAGGCTAATAGATACGCGCGGCCTTCTTTGCCCCAAATGGTTTCTGCGCGCATTGCTTTGAGTGTAGGTTCTATATCTGCCAAGAACGCGGCTTTGTTGAATACATCAGTCAAGCGTCATCACCTCCACATATCGCGGTAAGGTTTCTGCTACTTGAGCCTTTAGGAGTTGGTATTTTGAACCCAAATCAACATTCTGTGTGCCTTCGGGGAGGAGAACGCTTCGGTCATCGGATAGTATCAAATCCATCGCTACTAATTTAGTGCATATGTCTTCAATTGCCTTCTCAACATATCGCTCACCATAGACATAAGAAACCTTGACAGCATTCCATGAGAAGTAAGGATATGTGTTGTTGAAGTAAATGATACCCATGTCGTAGTCACACCACCAATCACGCAAGCGCGCTTCGTCTCCGGTTGTGCCTCCGTGATAATCAATGGTGAATCTTGTTTGATTAACAACTGCCTCCGCTATCGCCTCCGCGCTTATGTCACCCGCAAGGTCTGTAACGCCATTCAGCACATTGCCTGTCTTGCTTGTGTAATATCCTATCACAGCGCCGATTTTAATAATACCATAGTCTGCAAACGATGATGTGTCTGTGAGAGTAATAGTGGTTGAGGTGGCTGAAACTACTGTTCCTATGATAGAAGATGCACCTGTGACGCTGATACCTGTTTCATCAGTAACGGCTACTGTGGCTGTTTCGCCTGCACCACCTCGGCGCATACTTGAAACTTTGATTTGTGCGCTACCGTAGTCTGCATTGGCTGATGCCATAAACTCATGATGGAGGTTAGCAACAACAGTTCCGCCGCTTGCCTCCGCGTCTTCATGAGTGAAAGATGGAGAGAAAAGAATAGCAGACTTACCACGCCTCAAGTCTTTATTGATAAGGTCGGATAGTTGTTGCGCGGTAGTGGTGTTGTTGAATTGAGCATTGAATTTTGATAATGATGTTCCGACAGTGAGGGTAGCAACACCACCACCACCGGGGCATAGATAGACCGCATCGCTATCGGCTGTTAGTTTAGTGAAGTCAATAACCTTGAGTCTTACTTCTGCCGCCGCTATCTCACGATACTCACTACCTTGCCAAATCTCAAGTCTCATGATTTGTTGAACATTACGGAATAGGAGAGGAACTGAACCAACATAATCTGTATAGTATCGTTTTCTGTATGGTTTGTATGTGTCAAAATTAAGATATTCTGCGGACTGTAACATAGGTCGCCATGAGTTATTAGTGAGGTTATCAATCTTATCTTGGGTGCGCTGAATCAAAGTCTCAACTTGAGACTTGGTTACACCTTTACGCTTACCGTTAGTAAATGATTGAAGAGGTTGGATATACGCGTTGTCTGCTATGTCGTAGTCTCCAACAGTCCCACCAACCCATGTGATAACCACAGCGGCTCCGTCGCGAGCAATAGCGGTGATAACCACAGTTTCTCCCATCTCAACATCACTCGCGATTTCAACGCTATCACCAACTTCAAAGCCGGTGTGTCTGTAATCACTCGCTGAAATAAGCGCGGTTGTAGCGTTGGTGTTAGAATCCGCTGTTAGATACACAGGGTCGGGTAAAGGGATTTGAAGAATATCTGCAACCTTTTGCGCTGATGTGTAATACAGACGCGTAGGGTCAAGAGGACGAGATGCTCGTTCGCCTGTTTGGAAAACGGTAGGCATTAGACCACCTTCTCAACTTTGCCGAGGTTGTAATCCATTGCTTTGTTACAAGCCCCGCACCGTTCAAGGTAACAGAAATGCAACATGCTACAATGACGACAGCGCGTTCCTGCGCCAATGTTGAGAACATCGCGAATGTTTCGCGAACGAGTGTTTTGATTCTTAACAACACCTTTCAGTCTATCGCGTTGGGTGTCATCCACACGGTCGCCTTCGTCTTGCGCCCAACCTTGCTTAGCCATTCTGTGAATGTCTTGTGGGGTTAAACCTGTCATGCTAATCACCTCAAGAAGTGACTACCACGACATATAGATTTCCTTGCATTGTGTAAGATGTTACGCTCTCAACTGTTTTACCGTTGCTGTAATCGTCAAGGACCTTTTGAACCCCTGCCGTAACTGCCGCGCCTGTCTCAGTCGCTTGGTCGGGTGTGAATTCAAACACTTTGGTATCGGACAAAATAAATCACCTCAACGGCGACCTATTGCTGTCCACTTACCTGTGTTAGCACTAACGCAATCAATGGTTAGAGTTGATGCCGCTGTAATTAATACAAACGCGCCATCCACTCCGCCACCTGTGTTGTCTTCGGTGTCGCCATTGACTGTCGCGCTTAGAATATCACTAAGGTGCGCTGATAAGTCAATTACGCCTACATCCACTGCTGTCGCGGCAAATGTTCCGCTAAGTAGGATTAAGTCGCCGATGCTGTGAGGTCTGTTATCTATTGTAAATGTTAATGCCATTATTGTTCATCTCCTATTGTGTTATCCATAACGCCTTCGCTCATAGAGTCTTCGGTTGGATTAAGGTGTTCGGTGACTTTAGCGAGTAACTTTGCTTTGGTTGATAAGGAGGAATATGTAACCCCTTCTTCGTCTAACCATGACATAATATCGCCTTTAGTCCACTTAGTGTTAGGAATCCCGTTGTTACTCTCGTCCACCTTTGCAAGTGTAGGAGTAGGTAGCGCGAACTTCACGCCATCAACTAAAAACTCTCCAACAAGGCCGCGCGCATGAGTATCAACCCACTCTTGTGACCTTTCTTCTGCTCGTCCCCAAGACCAAAAACCCATACGACCCATGTTGCGACCCGCCTTATGCGGGCCTTTGTAAATAATCGTAGGCATGGATATTCACCTCAAGCGCATACAAGCCAAACTTGAACATCTGCTGTGGTGACATCGGAGATGCCGCCAGCGAAGGTCAAAGTTAGGGTATCGTTCAATCCGGTAGTTGTAGCGGATGTTAATGCTCCTGTTACTCCACTACCAAGACCACTTGTTGAATGGTCAATTGTTCCTGCGCTACCAAGCATGAATGAAACAATATGTGTTGCTTCACCTGTTACTTTTAGTGTGATTGCCGCCGCTTTGTAGTCTGCAATTACTGCTGAGCCACATAATAGTTTAAGCCCTGCTACATTAGCACCGTCGGTTTGTCTTGGTTCAAATGCTGTTAACGCACCGGGGTAGTCGGTTCCCGACCAAACTGAATTATCCGGTGAACCCGCATATAAATCCAATTCTAAACTTGTAGCCCATGTAGTTAATCCTGCTCCTGTTGTTATTGTTACTGACATATCTAATCACCTCATTGTAAATCGCGAATGCTACCACTTGCACCAAAGAAAGAACACCAAAGTTCTCCCATAGTTCTGTAAAGCCCCTCTTGTCCAAGACGGTTAATCGCGAATGGGTCGCCGGTTTCTATACCGGATTCAAAGTATTGCGTAGGAATTGCAGTTTGGAACCACAAATAATCAGTATCAAGATAGTAAGCACGAGATAGAGAACCTGCACCTTCGTCACCCATATCCTTAGTAGGAATGATTGGGACACCATTGTATGTTGCAACAATGAATCCTGCTTCAATACCCGGAACACCCTTCACACCGGAGTATGTAGGAGTAATACGCTTGCTGTCCATGAATCTTTGTTGAGATTGTAGGAGTTGCTGTGTGCGCATCAAAGTGTCGTAGCCGGTTAGGATAACCTTTGGATTGCCACCACGGGTCCAAATCTGTTGGAATAATCCATCAAGTTGGTTAAGAGATAAGTTACGGTTAACTGATGCTCCGCTACCGTCGCCGCCAATATCACATTCTGCACTGTGGAAAGCCGCACTACCGTCACGAGTAATTGAATACATGTCGTGGTCGCCGAGAGTGTCAACTGAGCCGGAGGCAACAGTTAGTTTGTCGGGGTCTGCTGTAACACGGTCAAGTGATTCAAAGTTGTTTCCGGCAGGGGTTGTAACATCCTCAAGCATCATTTTGTTAACATGCTCAGCGTGGTGCTTACCCATTTCTTCCTTTAGGACTTGGCGAACATCGCCCATTCCGTCATCCTTGTCGGATAGGAACATAGCGACTTCGGATAAGTCAAAGGTATGTGCAATAGTCTTAGGCTTAGCCGCGACATGCAGGAATTCCGGTCTTGTGGTTTCCGGTAGCGTTGCGTTCTCAGAAAGACCGCCACCCTTAGTAAAGGATGCGCGCTCGGTGAGGATTCTCCAACCGCTTCTTTCCCACGGTTTCTTAGGTAGGATTGAAAAGGCGTTAAATTCTTGGTTTAGTTGCGACCAAACCTTGCGCCCATAAACTGCTTGATATGTTCCTGCTGTCGTTGACATCATTGGGCTGTCTGCCTTCAAAATGTCTCCGCTTGAGTAGGTATATCCTGTTTGCGCCGCACCACCGTAGTAGTATCTTTCCATGTCTTGAACTGTCCTTACATAATTTCGTGCCATATTATTCACTCTCCCTTCAATGCTTTGTAGGCAAGTCGGTGAACATCGTCCCACGACATATTTGCCATTTCCGTAGTATTGGGAACGGTAATTGAAGCGGACGAAGCACTCTTAGCAAGTGTTTCTCCGCCGCTAACTGCTACATTACTGATGCGTTGGTCTAAAGCGACCACAGCCTTCTGTAATTCAAGAAGAGGTCTGCGAGCATCGTAATTTTTCTTCGCTTTTTCGTTCTTTGCAATTTTTTGTTCTGCTGATAGGCGGTCGGAGAAGTAGTCTCCGAGTGAGCCTTTGAATTGTTGTTCTGTTGCCGCGGCTTTGTAAACTTCATAAGCCGATTCAATATCGGATTGAGATACATTGCTTGGTGCAAGGTAATCGCCCTTGATGACATTTGTGTTTCCGCGAGGTGCAGAACCAAAGTCCATCTTAGGACGCTTGGAGGACTCGCCTTCGCCAGCGCCTTCAAGAGAACCTTGTCCACGATGGTCAAAGCCGGATTGTCCCGGTCCATACCCTTTGCTCACATTGTCAAAGTGAGCGCGAGCGTCACCAACATTGTGTCCTTGTCCCTTAACTGTTGTTTCCAGCCAATTAAGGTAGTCCATTGTTATCATATCATCTGCTTTTGTAGTCATGTCATCACCATACATTAAATCTTCGGTTTCGCCGTCGTCATCGTCCTCGTCAAGGTCTTCGTCAAGGCCGGGGAGTGTAGGTTTTTTGCTTTTCTTAGGAGGGAAGGGGGAATCTTCTTCGCCGCCTTCGTCTTCGTCTTCTTCGCCCAAATCAAATCCTTTGTCGGAGTCTTCGTCGTCTTCTTTCTTCTCTTTCTTAGGAGGGAAGGGGCTATCTTTGTCGTCGTCGTCTAACTTCTTTGATAGACGCTCTAATACATTCTGTAATTCACTCATTGGGTCGGTCATAGTATCACCTGTGTCCTCCTTAAGAATACGAAATTGTGCTTCGGGATTGATACCCTTTTCACAAATCGTAACCTCGTGGAGTTCCATACGACGGATTTCACGGTAGTCACCGCGGGTTGCGTCGCTCTTGTTGACGCGCTCAAAGGCTTGACCGCCTATTGAGAACGACCGCAGGTTGCCCTTGCGGATTTCGGATGCAACTTCACGGGCTTTTTCTATATCCCCGCGTAGTTTAATGACTACAAACATTCCTGTATCGTCAACTTCGGATTTCCAAACGCGCCCGTTGCTGTCAGTAAAGGTCGGAATAACTGTTCCGACTTGAATGTTAGAATGAGCAAGTTGAACATTGCGGAAGTCTTCCGCTTTCATAAATCCGGTGAACGCTTCTTTCAACGCTCCTCGTGTAATAAGGTCGCCTTGCTTGTCAACCATCTCAACTGACGCGTAGCCTGCAACAACCAAGTCATCACCAAATCCCTTGAGAACAAGGGGGGTGGATGCGGTAGGTGCGAGAAGTGCCATCAAATCTCGTCACGGTTTTCTTGTATATCAAACGCGCGGTTTGGTTATAGTGATATTACCACGGTTATCAGTGATGGCTTCTTCGCCCTCAGTAGTG